GATAAAGTCAAAGACCGTACTGAAGTTATTCCGTCTGATATTCTTGAATCTACTTCGTCCAACATCCGTGACTTCATTGCCCAGGGTCTCGCAATGCCTGACATGCTCAAAGCACTCAGCGCCAAAGCCAAAGCAAATGTCGAACCGACCTCTGACCAACTCTTCAAACTGGCTGCTGATAAGCTCGAGTTCACTCCTGACCTGCCCGATAACTGGCTGATGGAGCAAGGAATGAAAGGCGGAGGTAACCCGTTTGACTCTGAAGATTCATGGGCGAGATACCTCGGGGAAGCCCGTGGACGTGAGTCCGGTGGTGTCAATACTGCCAGACCCCGTAACGAAAATGGAACACTGGATTCGTCTGCTCTTGGACCGGATCAATTCATAGACAGCACGTGGCTCCAGTTTGCTCAAGATGAAGAGTGGGCACAAGGTAAATCACGCAAAGAAATTCTAGACATGCGGACTGATCCTGCCAAGTCAGAACAGATCATGAAACAGTTTACTGCTGACAATGCTGATATTATGGTTAAGAAATTAGACCGTAAACCATTGAGTGAAGAACTACACATGGCTCACTTCGCGGGTGCTGAGGGCGCTTCAGACGTTCTGCAAGCCAACCCCCGTATGCCCATTGATAAACTGCTCAAAGCAGCCAAACAGGCTGAACCGGGTGATGTGAACTTCCGAATGTTCTACAAAACCAAGAAGATCAATGGTAAATTCCAACCTGTATTTGACGGAGAAGGTAAACCCATTCCGTTGACTGCCGGAGAGTTCAAAGCCAGCTTTGGTCTGGAGTAACCCATGCCTGTACCTGGAATGCCCCTACAAGCCCCTACGGACGTCCTACAGCGCGATCCTCGCATTGAGGCACTCATAGCAGGCCAATTAAAGAAACCTACCCAGCCCTCTGCAAACCCCATTGACGACAAGAAGGCCAAAGCACGAGAAGAACTTCTCAAGTTCCTCGACCAGCCTGCTACTGCCCCCATACAAGAAACACCTCGTGCCGGGGAGCCCAAGCTCCTCGAGTACGCTGCTCCCATTGTAGGCAAGGTAGTTGGGGGAGTCGTGGAACAAATGGCTAAGTTTGGTAAGACCGCTCTCGGTGCTGAAGGAGGGTATGATCTGAACAACCCAAATGACCGTGGTGAAATAGCCACTATGGGCTTTGAGATTCCCGGTGCAGCAATAGCTGTCAGAGGTGCCCAAGGTGCCTTAAAGATTGACCCCACTGTCAGCTCTAGTGGCGGAGCTAGGCCACCTGGCTTAAGTCCTGACCATATGCAGATCGAGCAGGGTTTGTCTGATCGTCTCAATGCCATTAACAAAAAGATTCAGGATAGGGACTTTACTCGTCCTGAGTTGAACTCCCTAATGGATGAGAAAAAAGATATTTCAGATAAGCTGTCTCAAATGGTTAAACTTCGTAACTCTCTGATACGTCCGAAACAAATACTGAAAACTGATGAGGGCATTCCCAAGACAGATAAGATTGATGGCCCCGTTGTTAAGCAACGTGAGGTGATTGACTATGATCTTCGTAAGCTTACTGATGATACCTATGACTACACGGATCACTCTGCGCCAACTGGTCAGATGATTAAGAATCCTACAAAAGCTGACCTTGCCAAACTCAGTGTGATCCCGCTTGAAAAGAGGGTTCCGGGCGGTGGTTCTAAGACAGCTATCCGAGTTATAGAAGATGCTGACGGCAACGTCTACGCTTGGAATGGTTGGGGTGCTATCCACTATGAACTAGAGCAATACTTAAAGACCGTAACAGACGGTAAGTTTAAGTCTGCTAGAGATTACTATGTAGAGTTTGGAGAAGACGGTAAACCTTATTACTATAATGAACCTGATGCTGGTTATTCTGTAGAAGACTACGGTAAGCCCTATAAGATGAACCCCAGCCAACAACAGCAATCCAATGCTGGTGGCAGCGGTCCTACCAAAGATACTATTGGTGTTGAAGCTCCTGCACAACCTGCTAATAAGTTGTCGCCTCTTGGCGATGAAAAAGGTGGCTGGATGCAAAGAGGTTCTGCCAATGATAACATAATTCCCAAGAAGCCCGCTGACATTACATACGATCAAATCATCAACTCCACAAAGTCAGGTGACACCGGCGCTCGCGCTCGTCTCATTGATGACTATGTAAATCAATTAGCAAAACGTCATAGTGTGACTGATCCAGAAGACATCAAGATTTTGAAAACAAATATCAGGTCATCTTCTCTTAATACTAATCAAGCTCATGCAAGAGTTAAAGATCGTGTAGAGGATGCTCGTGCTTCCATGCTTGCTTCCAAAAATAATCATGAAGGTGCCGGCAGAATCTATCGAGATAAGCTAGCCATGTGGAAAGATGTGCTGGACGAAATTAGCCCACAGAATATTAAACCCAAAAAAGAATCTGCCCCTGCTAAACCTGGGGATAAAACTGTTCTTCAAGGTGCTGTAGATAATCTGACAGCCATGGCAGAAGAAGCTCTTGGCAAATTCACTAAGCAAGATGTTGCAAAGCTTAATGAAGAGTATGCACCCATTGTAGATGCCTACACAAACGTCTTCTATGGTAAGGACAAGTTCTTTAGTAATCGCTTTGACAAAGCAGGTATTGAACCTATTGACCTCAAGTCAATCATTGATGCTGCTGAAAACGGTGACAAGGCTGGTCTTGCCAACATGCGCGACCTGTTCGACAAAGCAACAGACGAACGCTCTAGACTCTTAGCGAAGTTCACAAAAGATATTATGGGGTACTTCAAATATGACAATTAGTGGACCCGGTGAGTGGTTTGCCAGATGGCCCCACTTTAAACCTTCTGAGTTGGCTTGTCGTCACTGTGGGGAGCTTCCCGCTCAATTGGACGAACAGCTACTCGACCAATTAGAATTGATGAGGAAGTTGATCGGAAAACCTCTAAAGATAAATTCTGGTTACCGTTGTCGTCAGCATAACCTAGCTGTTGGAGGTGCTGCTTATTCTCAGCATAAAAATCTTGCAGTTGATATAGCGCTTCAAGGGCACGACCCTCTAGCTCTGTATAACGCTGCGATAACTCTTGGGTTTCTGGGGATTGGTCTTGGGGATTCATTTATTCACCTTGATATGAGACGTAAGATTGATGGACATCAGCCCTCGCGTAAGTTAACAATTTGGTATTACTCTAAAAAAGGAAAAGAACGTTGGACCCGATTACTGCAATCGGTGGACTCCTCGGACCAGTCATTGGTATCGTAGGCTCCATCCTTACTGCTAAAGAACAGCGCAAGCTGAAAGAATTAGAATACAAACATGAAGTAGATAAGTTTGAACATGAAGTTACCATGCGTCAACAAGAGCGCATCGCTGCCCATGAAGGTCATGAAGATGCAATGGAAGCCAATCAACAGCAGACAGAAGCCACGCTAGCTGTTACGGCTACACAGGGTTCCTATGATGGCTTGATTGAATCAATCAAAGCAGACGCACAACTCAAGGGCGGGACTATCGTGGATGCTCTCCGCGCCTCTGTTCGCCCTGTACTCACGTATGGTACTGTGATTGCTGGTACATTCCTCTGCTGGTATGGCGTCACAAATGAAGTCAAAGATGCCGCTTCATGGACGCTGCTGACCAATGGTTCTATGGCCTTTGCTTGGTGGTTCGGTGATCGTTCTGCCGTTAAACTTAATTCGAGGTTTCTTAAATGAGAAAGTTCTGGAAGTTCATTCAGTCTAAACATTTTCATAAATGGAATTCTCACGACGCTCCCGTGAGGACTTGTGTAGAGTGCGGAGTAACAAGCAGGCTAGTTAAGGAACTGCCTCGGCACTAAACCCCCAGCTAGTAGGAGGCTACTATCAGTTGGAGATCATCTGGTTACAAGAAACAGAACTATTGTGAATGTTGCGGCCTCACACCCTCTCTAAGTATGATCCTACAAGTAGATCATATTGATGGAGACAATCGCAACAATAGCTCTTATAACCTACAAACCCTTTGCGCTAATTGTCATATAGAGAAAACCTTTGACTGCAAAGATTATCTACCTAAAACCAAAAGAAACAGGTACGCCTAGCATGTTAAGCAAGCTAATCAATATCGTTTGTCGGCATGAATGGTTAAACTATAATAGATATCGACAATGTCAGCAATGCGGACGTCGTCAGTTCACAGACTAGAAATAAAAATAACCCCTGACCGGCTCAAACCAGTTCGGGGTTATGTCTTTGTATATACGTTTTTAATCTATGACAGTTAGCACACAGTGTTTGTAAATTATCTAAGGAATCATTACTGTGGTTGCCATCTATATGGTCTACGTCTAATTGACAAGGATGTGTAGGTTTAAATCCGCAAGTACCACACATGTCTTTCTTTTGTCGTTGGAAGAATTTAGGCTTCCAGCCTCTTTTTCTAGGGCCACCTCGTCCATACAATTTCTTTTTACATGAATTACAATACGGATGATATAATCCTGAATCTTTTTTAGTTTCTTTCTGAGGTTTCTCAGCACATACACAACAAATACCCCGGATATTACGAGGCTCTGGTTTTCTATATTTCCATTGTCCCATAATTTATCCGGGGTTTTTAGTTTGTCTACTTAGCCTTTCTTACGAGGCTTGGCTTTCTTTGTCATTGTCACATTGTGACGACTGACAATACAAGATTTTAGAATACATTGTTCATGATTGGATTTGACCCAAGAATCATGAACACCTTCATCTAAGTCGGGAGAAATTAGAACACACTGTTTGTTCTCTTTAATTACCCAACCAACGGTTTTCATGAGCGAGGGTTGAGGATCGGGGATCTCCTCTAGACATTTCCAACCACCGTCACTACGACCCCAGTGATCGTGCCAGTAAATTACTTCAAGCTTCATCTGTCAGGGCTTTCTTGTGGTGATTGATAATCAAATTAATATTTTTGATAATGTCATCACCCCATGCAGACAAACAATCATACGCGCGCTTGGCAGGAATTATGCCACTTGCTCCAGCATGTCCCAAAAATTGTCCCATATCATGATCTAATTGATCAATCAGGTTCGATAATGGCTTGAGGGTACTTGCGGAGTCGTCGCTCGTCTTCTGATTCAGCTTTTCTACTAACTCGCTGGCGCTTACGTTTAATTTCATCTTTGTGTTCTTTTTCACGTTGGGCGTTTTCTCTACGCTCTTTGAGTTTCTCTTTGTCATGGATCTCAGTCTGTAACTGAAGGTCTTCCATGAGCTCCTTCAGGGTAATATCTTCAGTCATATTTATGCCCACAGTACATGCACCAACCTTTTGGGTGTTCTGTATTTACAAAAGGGCTTTTAATATGTAATCCTAAAAAACACTTTAATTTGATTAGATAAGTGTGGGGATATTTTTTATTCATTCTACTTCCTCAAGAATAGCTTCCCTAAACCTCTGGATGGCCTCTGGGAAGGCATCTAGGATATCTAGTACGTCTATGTCCAGAAACTCACAAAGCTCACCAGCGGTGAAGTGTGCCTCAATACGAGCCTCGAACTCAATGTCAATATTTGATGGCATCTGCGAGGGTCTCCAGAGTACAAGGAATGAACCCATTCTTGAGGGCCCATTCTCCATAAGTAGTCTTTGATCGTTTATCTAGTTTCGCATCGAGCTTATAGAAGCAGATAATAATACGACGTTCGGGGTATCGCTTCTTAATAGCAACCATTTTCCGTCTATCGGCTGCCCGGAAGAGTCCCTTACCTTCGACAATTGTACCGTCTGGTAAGGTCCAGTCCGGATTATAGTTCCCTTCCAATACATAGGAAAGTTTCTCTGATTCATAAGCTGCACGGGTCTTGAGCCGTTTAAGGGCTCTGTCTATGTCTTTCTCGAACTTATTCCTTGGTGAGGTCACGTTCATAACAAACTAGACGCTCATAGGGGATACCAAAGATGGATTCATTAACCGTCTCTACCTTCTCTTTAGAAGCAATCATAAAGGTGGGCATCATTGAGAACAGATAACCAGTTACCTGACGATTATCTATAGTCCCCTCTTTGTCATCCATTCGGTAGATGATATTCCAAGTAGGGGCAGGGGCGGGAGGTGGAGTGGTGAAGCGCTTGTTAAAACCGATAATGTTATCGGTCGGTGTGGTGTCATCCGTAGTCATTTAATTCTTTCTTGTTACTTGTGGTTCTTTTGCCACATGGGTTAGATACTTAGTCCCTGTGCTATACTCATAAGGGATGAGTCCGACTCCTCCGTTGGCTTTTTCCCAGCACTTTTCTTTGTGGTTGCAGTAGGTGCAGGGGTAGGTGAGTTCTCTGTTACCAGAGGTTCCGAGGGGTCTGTCGTTGGCACATTGATAGGGAGGTGTAGATTGGAGGAGGATGTTTTTGATATCTTGGATACGGGGTCTGACGTCGTCAGTGTCAATTCGTAGAAGTTGAAATTGTCCGTCTTCCTTACCCACTGCAAGGAAATACCCTTGAGTTCTCCCAGTTGCTTGGGCATAGCCGCTAAGCTGTTCGACATAGCCGAAGCTATCGTTATTTCGTAGGCTGCTCTCAGACTCGAATTTCCTGAAAGCGTACTTACTAGCGCTTTTGACATCTACTAACTCTCCATCTATGAATGCGTCTATGTGTCCTTTGACACCTTCTAGCTCTACTTCTTCTTGTTGGCGTGTGACTGCATGACCTGCTTCGCTAGCCAATGAAAGTACAAGCGCCTCAATAATATCTCCAAAGAGGAACTTGAACTTGTCGGAGGGAGTAGTTGTGGGAACTTCGTGCGTTCCATGAATGTCATACCATAACTGAAGAGGGTCTTTGCCTATGTTGGACATCCTCAGAGTATTCTTCCGAGGTTCTTTGTAAGAGGCTAGACGATCCTTGAGGAGGGTTGCCAGGGTTTCCCCCAGCAACTTAACACCTTCATCGGAATAGTCATGCCCCTTTTCAAAGAGGCTTAGTATATCAGGGACCAGCGTCTCGATTTTCTTCTTGGAACGCTTCGATTGTTTCTTTGAGTTCTTCGAGGGTTTCTTTGACATCGGCCTTAGTTTCTACTCTACTTAATTGGTCGTATAGATATGTAACACGATCATGTTCTCGTTCTAGACTGTGGCGAGTCTTGTTTACTTGGTCGGTCAACCAAATAAAACCCATGGTCATAAAGGTAGTCCATGCTAGACTTACTACAGAAAAGTAGAAGAACAAGTCTTCATTGTTACTCATCATCCTCGTTGGTCCAATCCGTATTGTCCTTGCGCTTGGGCTTATCCTGTTTGGATGAAGCACTGACATAAGGAACGTGTTCAACAATCTCGATTTTGGTTGGGATCAACTTAGCCCCTGAGATTGTGTCGCCATCTCGATTCTTGAACGAATAGGGTTCAATTTCAATCGTGGCTTTGATAGTGGACATATTACCTACCCACTTATCTTCCGGCCAGTCTGCACCGTCCGAATCAACCACCCGAATCTTGCGATTGGGCTTCTCTTTCTTATTAAGCTCGGGAAGATTGACAGTGACGTAGTCACCCAGTTCTTCATCGAACTTAATGGACTTCTTCACCTTTTGTTGGCGAAAGAGCAGTTTCTCAGCAGAGCCAATGGCAATTTGAAAGCTCCACTCCCTGCCGTCTTTGTTGTAGTTATCACGTGGTTCACCAATAGCCTTGAACCACTTAGTTTTACCTTCGATGATGGCTTGAGCCATTCTTATTATTTCCTTTAGATTCGAGTAGTCAGCCAGTCAACCAGTTTAGAGGCTTCCGTAAAGATACGGGTACGGCTGAAGTATTGCAGATGAAATTTTGGATCATACGTGTCATCTTTCATCCACGTAACGTAGTTAGGATTCTTGTCTGTATAACGAACAGTCCATCCACCCAGTACGGTGGAGATTGTGATCGACTTTTGGTATTCTTGTTGACCATCAAAGTCATCAAAAGGCATTGCAACATCTTCCATATTATTCAGCTTCCTTATAAAATTCATTCATCCAAGTAGTCATTGTTTTTGTGTCAGCAAATACATACTGCTGATCGGCGGCGACAGCCCCGTAGACGCTGCTGCTGCATACCGCGTAGGATGCCGTTACTCCGGAATAAGGTTTGTTAACTGTAACGATGAAACCGTTACTAGCTTTCTTGATTGTAAGTGTACACATTGTAATCTTCTTTCTTTTAATTGTCAACGTAATTGTATTGGTTTTTACCCACTTAATTGTGTAGTCATTATTTTTCCCGTGCCTATGACGTGCAGGGTCCTTCCACACTTTAGTGCGTGTCAGCCCAGTTGAAGCCCACCTTGAAATCTCCCGCTTGTGGGACATTAAAGTTAAGGACCTCCCCAGCTTCTCTAATAGAGTCACTGCATATTTCTCCGATCTTGTGTGCTTGATCTAGTTTGCAATCAATCTGCCACTCATCATGGATATTTCCTACAAACATATAATCGTAACCTTGTAACCTCCTATCAGCGATGATAAGGGCCTGCTTCATCAGGATCGCTCCAGCAGGTTGGAGCTTGTAGTTTAGGCAAGCACTCTTTGAGGGACAGCGAACGTATCCCCCGTCGATGCATTGAAGCAGACCATTATTATCTTTCCATTCGGACTGAATAGTGTGGATAAGATTTCCCAGTCCGGGGACGTTGGTTTCAAGAGTTCTTCTAATTGTTTCGCCCACACTTGGGTCGCTTGATCCGTACATGCTGGCGAGCTTGGCGTTACCTGCTCCATACATAAATCCATAAAAATAGTTCTTGGAGGGGTCCCGTCCAATGTCTAACCCTTTGGCCTTGAGGGCATCAGAGTTAGATTGATGGGGGTCTCCGTTGATGAAGAAGTCGTAAGCTGCAGGACTGTTGAGATAATGGAGGAGCATTCTGCCTTCGAGAGCGACGGCATCAACTCCAACAAGACACCTGCCGGGTCGTGAAAGCCACAACGCTCGGCACTCGCGGCCATACTTAGCAGAGACCCTAGGGATATTTGCAGTGTTTGGGGAGCTATGTTTCATCCTCCGTGATTGAGCACCACAGGTAAACACGTTACCATGGATGCAAGAGTCGTCACCTAGGTTGTTTAACCAACCCTCGATCATTGAAGCCCGGCCTTCCAGCACTAGCCAGTCAGCAATGTACTGAACTTCTCTGATACCACTTGTCTTTGCAAAAGCTACAAGAGCTTCTTCATCTACTTTGGGCGATCCTGTAGGGGTGAAACTTGTAGGTGTGTACCCCAATTCGAGAAGTCTTTTTGTTCGTTGAGCAGGGCTGCCGATGTTGAAGCTATCGTAATCAAAGCACTCATAAAATCCGTCGTCACACATGGTAACGACTGGGTATCGCAGTTTATGCTTATTGTAACTTTGGAAGGGTTGCCCGTCTTTAGTTTCTCGATATTTATATCGGCATCGAAGTTCGAGTCTAGGTGGAAACAATTCAGATATATCCCTGCCCAGTTCCCCTTGGTGTACTCGTAAGCGGCTGAGTAAACTTTCTGCCGATTGCTTGTCAAAGTAGAATCCGTCACGTTGTTGTTTCCCGATGATTGGGGTTACTAGGTGTTCAAGAGCTACTGATTGCTCAGTGAACTTGAGTTTCTTTAGTTCCTTGACTAGTTGTTTGTATACCTTGAGTGTGAGCTTGACGTCTTGGAAACAATAGTCCTCCATCTCTTGAGAGTACTTAGACCAATCATCAAACTCCATCTTTGCAGATTTGACCCTAACCCCCCAGGCTTCAAGCGAGTGGGTCCCAGCGTGCCCGGCTAGTCCATCTGGCTTTGGGAGATTAGGGTCAAACAGTTGGCTCAAGACAAACGTATCAATTACATACCCGTTATTGATATTTGACTTCCATAAGCTGTTAAGCCATGGGATGTCTGCCTTCAATCCATTATGTGTAATGAATTGACTATCGGGATTTGCCTTGAGCCAAGCATTGAAGGAACGCTTGTCCGTGAAGGACCGTTCCTCTTTAGTCTTGTAGTTCACTAAACAAACAACCCAGATTTTGTCTGGGTTAAGTCCGTTTGTTTCAATGTCTAGACCCCAAGTGTTATCGGGATCAGTCAGTTTCAGATAGTTCATTGTCATACTTGTCAATGTCCGCTTGTCCGAGTTCGCGCAGTCTACCAGTTTCCTGCTCAAAAAGCAAGTAACTTGATGGGCCAGTAGAACCACAGAAGCGATTCTTATTGACGGACAATGTGATTACATTACGACGCCATGGGTCTTTGGCTTTGACTTCTCGGTTGGCTTGGATAACCATGTTAGCGAGCTGTTCAACACCTGCTGTCCCCCTGATGCCGCCTTGGCGGTTCTCATGGATAACAGCGATAAGAGCGATATTAAGCTCCATGGTGAGGGTCTTGAGTTTGGTAGACAACTCATCCAATTGTTTACGCTCGTCACCAGATTGATCTGAGACGACAATGGATAAGTGATCAAGGAAGATGTAGTCACACCCTTGGGCATGCATATACCTTACTTTGTTAAGAACGTCGTCAATGCCAGTAGAACCGAAATGGTCATAGAGGATAATGCGATCATTGTTAATAATCTCATCATACCATTTCCGGAGTGAGGCTTCATCTTGATTAGCCCAGACATCAGGTAGGTGTAGGCGATGCCCAGAATGGACAGACATGAGGCCAAGTACAGAGTCACGATTGCTCTCCTCTAAACGAAGCAGGCCAATCTTAGCTTTGTCATCTGCCCGAAGGATACCATACTCAATCTCATTGAGTAGAGTAGACTTACCCACGCCGGATGGCGCGTGGAAGATAACGAACTCAGATTTGCGGATACCATAGGTTTGCTTTTGCAGCACCTCCCATGGGTAGTTGATGGATGCATAGTTAGGCGCGTTGAGAATATCATCCCACATATCAGAGCCTACACGTAGGCCAGTGGGCACCCACGGTGCACCTTGGAACCATTCACGAGTGAACTGATCCTTGGGTGACATACCGTTGATGGACCTCTTCATCAGGTATTCATTGGGGTCTTTCCCGTGTTGGAGTTTGACAGTACGCACCTTGCCAACGGGCAAAGCACGACAGACCTTTTCGGCTGCGTCCTGTCCAGGTTTATCATTGTCAAAGCAGACAACAATAGTCTCGAATGAATTGAGGTACTCGAGATTTGCCTTTACCTCTTTTTCTGCTGTTCCTGCGGAATAAACAGCGACAACGGGATACCGTGAACCAGTGAGCTGGTAAGCTGATGCCGCATCGATGGCACCTTCTGTAATGGTAATTTGTTTTGCTGATCCGGCAGGGAAACTGGATTGCCCAAAGAGTTCGAGCCCTTCTTGGAATCCTTCAAAGTAAAATGCCTTGTTGTCAGTGTTACGAAACTGGGTAGCTACGTGCTTCCCTTTACGATGGAAAGGATAAGCGTGACGATTATCAAGCACACGGATACCGTATAGCTTAGACGTGGACTCATCAATACCCCTTTCTGGAATAGCCTGATAAGTATCAGGGAGCTTTGTAAGCTCGGTTTTGGTTGTCAATTTCTTCTTACCCTTATTTTTTATGTGTAAGTCTTCTTGTGGGTAGTCGTTTGGATAGTAATAGTGAGAGCAACTAAAACAATAGGCATTGTTTTTGTCTGGATAGTAAGTCACTGCATCACTAGAACCACATCCCTCACGCACACACGGGAGGTGGTGTATATTGTCCATCAGTTATTCATCAAACTCCTCATCATTCCACATGACCCATGGAGGGCCGTTCTCATCCGGATGGATATCAACGATGTCATAGTCCATAGTATGAGAAGCGATATAGATAATCTCTTGGCACTCTTTGCAGGGTGACTCACCCATGCTCATCTTGTCACAGATTTCACACCTCATCTAAAAAACTCATCGAGGTCTTCATCATCAGCAAAGCCCCCATAGTAATTCTTGATAGCGTTGGCATAGGCCGGGATGGTGCTACCTGTTAGGCCCGGAGCTGTGTTGACTTCCAGCACATAGGCTCGGCGATCTTTTGTAATCACGTCTACTGCACCGAAGTCTAGTCCCAGCCCTTTAACCGCAGATATAGCCTGCGTATGGGCGTCGTCAGGGGCCGTAGCAAAGTTAAAAACATATCCGTTAGTGTGAGTACAGATATGATTATCACCCACTCGACGGCCATCAGTAGCGGGAACTTTTCTTCGTTGGTCGATGACTTTTCCGTCAAACACATGTATCCTATACTCAGCATCTTTGTCAATAAACTGAGTATACAACGGTGCCGGGACTAAGTCAAGCAGTGTTTTTGCAATGACAATGCCTTGACCACTGTGACCATTGGCAATGGTGCGGCACATTACTTCTTTCCCTTCTCGAATCCAATCCTTGGCCACCTGTACGTTAGTGGTGAAAGGAACAGTACGGGTAGCGCCGCCTTCAGAGATGATGCGTAGCGTGGTGATCTTGTTCACCGCCAACGATACATTCTCCCGCTTGTTGAGAATGGTGCAACGACCTCCCGAAGAGAAGCCACTGCCCCAGTTGATGATCAAAGTGTCCGCCGGGAGTCCGCAGCTATTGGGTACGCGGCGTGCCCCCAGTGCGTCTGCCAGCGCTTTGGCGCTCTTAGACCGCATAGAGTACGGACAGATTACAATCTGTGCCATTAGTCATCTCCATCATAGTAATCATCATCGTAGTCCGGAAATGTCATGCCGAGCGACTCTGCATCGGCATACTCCCCTTGTTCGTCAGTCTTGACCGTGACCTCTGTGGGCGCCAATGCAGTCTTGCAGGGGTTCCAGTCCACCGTGAAGGCAAACTCCTGCACGCTGTCCACACCGAACTGGAGGACCGAGCTGAGGTTGGCCATGTCTTTGAGGGCCTCCCAAGTCTTCGGAAGGTTCGCTTCCGTGAAGTCTGGGAAGTTGTCCACGACCAGAATCTCAGCCGGCGTCAGGAGGGGGTTGTTCTTGATGTAGTCATAGAGTTCCAGAAGGATGTTCATCCACTGGAGAGGCTTCTCCGCATTGGAGGACTCACCAAGCATACGGCACTCGATGGAGCCATACTGGCTGAGAGCCTGCGTATTCAGGGACTGGTAGCGCTGGGGAGAAGAGAACTTGTTGCCAAGCAAGTTCTTCTTGTGAGTCTTGGCTGTTAAGCCGTAATCGTAGAGCGGCATGCAGTAGCCGTTGCCCATGCGCTCCGGTGCGAACTTCTTGAAGAACGCATACTCGAAGACATAGAACAGGCTGAGGAAGCTGTAGACCTGGAGGATGCTCATGTGTTGAAAGTTCAGGTGCATGTGCGTAGAGCACCGCTGGGAGTTGTTGATCACAGCATGTTCACTGAACACCTTGTAGAAATCTGTGATCGCCTTGGTGGCATCCGAACGGTTGAGAGGTTTGTTGAACACAAACTCGTTTCCGTTTTGAAGGCTGCCATCGCCCTTCATGATCCAATAATCACAACCCGTCGCTTGAAGCTTGGCGTAAGCTTCCTCGAAGTTGTCGCCTTCAATTTCCAATTCGACGCCCAGCTCATCAGCGAGGGCGGCCTTGGGTTTCTTATACAGAGTCGTCCCGACGTTAGCCAGAACGTAGTCCGTATTTACTTTGGGTTTCAGCCACATAGTGTTAACGATCCATATCTGTTAATGGGACAGCAATGCCGAAGGTGGCATTGACATAGCTCTTGAGGTGTTCAAAAGCTGGATAGAGGCGGAGAGTATCCGCAATGGTTGCACCCTTACGCAGGATGGCTTCGCCGATTTGTTCGCCCTTGTAGAGCAGGGTGACAAGGCTATAGGACTTGCGACAGAAGGCCAGCTTCTGCGACACAGCAACCGACGTAATGCCGGCTACATCTGTTGCAGTTACCTTGGCCCATGCCACGTCGATAGTGGGGTAGATGTTCTCGAGCATATCCACGAAGCCCGGCTTCTGCCAGCCGGTGAAATGTTGACCATCTTTGGTCGGACTGTTGCGGAGAACATCACAATAGATGCCATAGCGTTGGCCATAGCTTCCATCCTTCTCCACATAAATGGCGCCATGTTCAGGGTTGTTCATGTAGCCGACCTGGCGAGGTTCAAAGTCGAAGTCTTCGAGCAGAGCTTGATCCGTGCGAACAGTCAAACGGCTCTTTGGGACCGGTCGAGCTGTTGTGTAGTCAGCATTGTACGGAGGGAAATACTCCTCAAACTCCCAAAGAGGGGTGATGTGGAGAGTATCCGGGTCATTGCGCCAACCACGATTGGTGTCAATCCAAACCCACACACCCTTGTACTTGACAATGGTGTTGTGAATCTTGTTGTGGACTGACCCATTGGTTCCGAGGAAACTGTGGAGAGTTGGCGGAGGTGGTGGTAGGGGCGCCGGCGGTGGGGGAGGAGGAGGGGGCGGAGGAGGTGCCGGAGGTGCAGCTTCCACATAGGTGGGCACTGTCGGCATACCTGGGAGAGAGCTGGTCGTTGCCGTGGATGGAGCGCCGAAACGGAGAAAATCGCTCAGGTCGTAGCCATGGTAGGGGTTTGTTGAAACTTGGATGACCGGGGGTGCTGTACTTGGTACAGTACGACGAGTTGCTACTGGTGTGCGTCCGCTATACGGCCTCACGGGCCGCGTGCGTGCACGGGGTTGAATGGTCGGCATGATGTTATGCAGCCTCCTTTAACTTGGTTGCATCGATGAGGTTTGAACGCACTTCTGCGATGACAGCAGGGTGAATGTACTTGTTGTCATCAAAGGCAAACTCGATGGCTTGCCGGATGAAGCGGTAGATCACCTTGATGGAGAGTTGGTGTTCTAACCACTTGGACGAAGGAGCTTTCCAGACCATTCCGTTGGGAGTGATACGGGTAGAGCTCCAGAAGTTGTTGATCTTGTCACCTCGCTGGTAGTTCTTATCCCAAGTTTTGAGCTTGGGCCCCACGAAGTGTTCGAGCATGTCTGTGAGTTTGCGACAACGATTCAGATGCTCGGAGGGGATAATTACCAAGTTCATCTTTTCAGTCCAGACGAACTCGATAGCCCCTTCTAGGTCGTTGTCAAGGGATAGGTACTCATCTTCTCCAATGAAGGATTCATGAGTCTTGAGGGCACCAGTGTGGTTTTCAAGCCATTGCTGCTCACTGGTTGCGGAACCGGTGAATAACGTATGCCGTTCAAGAATGTTGGTAGTGCCGACCTTGCGGACATTGACTTCCACGAGGGAGGACAGTTTGACTTCAGGCAAGACAGGGCGAGTGAGCCCGCTATGTGCTGCCGTAATGACCCTGCGGGTGTCTAACCGCCCCTTGATGATGCTGATGTACGTGATCAATCTTTTTATCTGGAACTGCTGCTCCTCCATTGTGTTAACGAGATTGGACATGGACTTGGTGTGTTGTTTGCGCCAAGTGATTCGCTCACTCCAGTTTTGCTGTGCCAGAGTGATGTAGTCGAGAGAGTTGTTAGAGATCAGTTGGTCTCGTTTCAGCATCGAGCGGTCTCGAAGCTCTTCAAGATTTCCGGAGGACATCTCTTGAAGTTCATTGAACGAATGCAGTTTAATTGCTCCAATGCTCCCACTCGTCTTCACAAGCGTAGGCTGGGTCACCGGACCAATAATCTGAGTTTGGCCAAATGGTAGAGACTTGTTGTTCCGTTTCTCCAGATATTCTTGGAATGAACGGTAGTGATCGTTCCGAGAAACGATCGTCGGCACGAAAGGGACGTACTCTTTTCCTTTGACCTCGCGCTCTTTGACAAGAGAGAGTTCGCCCGGAGAATTGCAGTCTAACGAGTAGAGTTGATCGACCTCGAAAGTCTGCCAACCGTCTTCGTGTAGTGTACACGAACTACGATTAAGAATCCACTCGCCCATGTCCTGTTCAGACATGACCCAGAGGACACGTTTAGAGCCGCTAAAACGATACCACAGAGGGCGTCCGTTGTTGCGGATGAAATAGAACTTCTTTTTATCGGAGTCATACCAGATCAGAGCCCAATCGCCATGGATTGAGTTAAGGCTAGTATCAGTCCCAGACTTAGCGATAGAATTGAAAAGTCGAGCACTATCCACGGGATGCGTCGAAGTTGTGGGAAGATTCCGACAATTCGATTCACCAAGTACACCGTTGTGCACGCCAGTAATATGATCAAAAGTAAACGGATGGGCATTTGCATCGGTGTTGGCTCCCATAGTAGCGAGGCGATGATGGCCAATTAGACCCTGCTGTTCTCCAGCGATGAGGTCATCAATCTCTTGGCTCATGTAGTCCACGAAGTCCGAACCATTCAGAGCTCGCTTAAGCGTCTTGACGACGGGGTCTCCACGACCGTAGACACGACTCACAGCGGCTAGCCCCGTTGCGTCCGATCCACGTAGTTTACCCACGTCCACTAGTTCCAGAAAACGATTCTTCTCTCCAGTACCCATGGCACCGAAGACTCCAACAAGTCCACACATTAGGCAGCCTCCTCAGCCATGACATAGTCGTCGATGATCCGCTTGAACAGCCGATAGCTACCGTCATCGAGTCCCCATTCTGGGTGCCACTGAACTCCGATTGAGTTCGTCTTGGGGAACACGATAGCCTCAGGGTGTGGCGTCACACCGATAGTTTTGGAAAGAATAGTGAAAGGATAATGCTTCTGCTTCCCATTAGCCGGCGGCTTTATCATTTGGTGGTGATATGAGTTGACAGCAGTTCCGAACGTATCCTTCTTGTTGCGTCCGAAATATTCGACTTTGTGGGTTAGTTCCACACTGTCTTGGGAGTCGTGCCCCTCGACGTGTTGTTCGAGTTTACCACCATTGAGGACATTCAGGAGTTGCATCCCTCGGCAGATGCCGACGTTCCACACTGGTTTTTCGCTACGCATAGCTTGTTGGTAGGCATAAATCTCCATGCCATCTCGAACTAGTAAAGGCTTTTGGGTATTGATACCCCGTCTTTCTCCGTACAACTGGGTGTTGATGTCTGCACCTCCAGCGTAGACGATGACATCTGGCTGGTGGGACAGGTCAAAGATCAGGTCCCAGTTCAACTTGTGCTCGATGAGAGCAACAAGGTCTTTCAGGTAATCCGCCCCGATAACTTCGTGGGCTGCGATATAACAAGTCTTACTCATAAGAGCTGCTTCCTTTTTGAATTGTTAGTAGACGGGGTATCTCAAAAGAACTTGAGTTAGCTCACAAATCTGCTAGCTGCATAGATGCAAGCAACAACAAGACCAATAGTAATGGCAGCGAGCCATGTGAAAGTCTTGTTGCCTTCTTCCAGTACCCGTTCTACTTTCCCGGCGCGGGGCTCCGGTTGATGGTCATCTGTTCGTCCTTCGGTCCCACCGTACCCGCTACTTGCGGAACAAAGAGAGTGTCAAGGATTTCGAGCCCTTTGACGTCCCCTTTTGCTTTCTGGAGGGCTTCGACCGGCTTTTGCATTTCGTTGAGGAAGCCGGCGATTGAAGATGAAGGTGCACGGACAGCAATGAATCGAAAGCAATGGCCTCCGTCTTGACTCCCCGAGTTGTAGTAGGCATCCTTCAGGTCTTGGATGAGTTTCTCAAACTCTTTGTCTTTGCCCTTATCCGGCTTGGCCGGGGGCGCATTGAACTGGATCATATTGGATGATCCCCTCTGCTGTTAATGGGATACTCTGCTCACTACGTTCGCACGTAGTGGGCTACTTACGCTAGGCACTGTTAAAGAACAACACGACCCATCTCCTTGTTGGGAGCTAGGCGTGTCCATTGGTCACGAGGAATCCGGGCCTCTTTGGCCCGCGTCTTGGATTCTTTTACGCTCATGAACAGTGGTTTCTTGGAGCGAGCACGCCCACGCTTTGCAGCTTTCTTGGGATGCTTGGCTCGATACTTTTCCTTGTCCTTGGGGGACATGAGTTTCCAATTGGGGCGGCTCTTAGCCGAGCCTTCAGGCCGCTTGCGCTGCATTGTAAGCCTCCTTTTTCTTGGCCAGCTTGGCTGCGCGAAGCGGCATAGTGTAGGGATTGGACTTGTTGCCTTGCCCTTCTTGCGGCATACCATGATTCCATGGCACAAAAAGCGCAGGAACGATAGGCTTC